CCTCGACAAGCAGGAGCTTCGCGACGCATACATCGTCACCGGTGAGTACACGCCGGGCAACTACATCGCGAGGATCTACATTCTCCCCGCGATGATCGGGAACGACCCGTCCCCGAAACACCCGCTGGAATGGTCGAAGTGGCAGCAAACAGGGAGCGCTGTCACAACCTACCCGGGGGGTGCGACGTTCGGGGGGAACGGGCAGGCGACCGGGAGACCGTGGGGGACAACAGCCACCCACCCGGGGACCAGCTACCACTCACCGTCCGGCGCAACAAGCACCCCGAGCAAACCGGCGGCAGCCGCCCCGAAAGGCCCGTCGATCCCGCCGAAAGTCAGGATCAGGTGCGGCGGGTGCGGGCACTGGTTCAAAATGGACGAACTCGGCGCGCACGCCGAGTACTGCTGCCCCGGCATCAACGGGCCCGAAAGCGACTGGGCGTTCCTGTGCGAATGCTGCGAAACGCTCGACGAGGTGCAAATCCCGAAGCCCGGGTACCCGAAGCCGACCGCGAAAAAGAAGGAGGAAGTGAAAGAAGATGGGAAGGAACCTGACGGGGCTTCCGCCGAGGCAACGGGAGAAAAGGCGGGAAGCGAGGGAGAAACTGGAGCGGCTGTCAAGGTCGCAGCGGGACCAGCTGCGGACGGCGATTAAAGACGCGATCGGGATGATCCGCGGCGGGAAATGGTGCCGCAACACAACGCACAACGAGCGCACCGGGCAGCATTGCGCCCTCGGGCTCATCCAGCACACCATCCCCGGCGACTACAGGTTGCGAGACAGCGCGTACATGGTTCTCGACGCCGCCATCCCTGAAAGCGAGTTCGACCAGCTCCGCGGACGGGTCCTCAAAGACCACGGGGAGCCGGGCGCGTGGAGGGAAAACGGCGGGTACTGGCGCGGCGACAGCGTCAACCAGTCCAGGATCGCGTCGTTCAACAACACCCGTGTCAGCGAACGGGACGTCGCCACCTGGTTCGAGGAAGCACTCCACGAAATCGACGACGCGTAACTAGTTACGCACCCCGAAGAAAGAGAGGGGCACCATCTACTTCATCGAAACGAAAGATCCGCGGACAGGGAAATGGAGGAAAATCGCCACTGACTGGGCCGGTGAGTGGGACGTCACCTACTGGTTCGACTGCCTTGAGGACGCCCAGGAGGGACTGGACGAATGGCTGGAAAACTCGCCGGACGCGACCGTCAATGAGTTCCGGATCGTCCGCGAAGGCTCTGGCGAAGTGTGGACTTCGCTGGGAGGCCCAACAACGGGCCAAACCACACATCACCCCGCAGGGGAGAGAGGAGTACCAGTGAGTGAAATCCAGCTGGAGAAGCCGCTGAAGCTCGTCCGCACCAAGGTCATCGAGAAGCTCGAAGAGAACTTCAAGAAGGCCAAGGACGCACGCGCGGAGGCGGCAGCAGCGGAGGCGGAGGCCCGCGAGGTTTTCGACACCTTCGTCAAGGATCACCAGGAGCAGATCGCGAACTACCTGCGCTCCGCGCTCGTCGGTGGGCGCTCGTGGGCCCAGGCTGTCGAGCAGGCCGAGACCACGTTCGACGGCGACAACTACAAGACGCCCGAGTCGGTCCCGACCGTCATGGAGTCGGAGCTGGAGAAGCTCGTCCGCGTCCTCAAGATGACGTCCGAGGACACGATCGAGGTCAAGCCGACCCAGCGGGTGTACGATCTTCTCTGAACCGAGGTCGTGACAGGACAGCCTCCTCCTGCGGGGGAGCGCGGCCCTGAAACGACCGGGAGGGTCGCGGGTGGGGGGACTTCGGTCCCCCCACCGCTTTCCAATCCACCAGGAGAGAGGTGACATGAAGCTCGGAGAAGCACTGACGTTGCGCGCACGCCAAGCGCAGAAACTCAACGACCTGTCGTCGCGCATCAAAGGGTGCGCGGTCTCGCAAGAGGGCAGCCCGCCCCCGGAAGACCCGAACAAACTGATCGACGAGTACCTTGACCTGTCCCGTGAGCACTCCGTCCTGATCGCGAACATCACCGCGACGAACGCCAGCACCATCGTGGACGGCGTCCCGCTCATCAACACGTTGCAGGCCCGTGAGGCGCTGATCCGTGCCCGCAACATTCACGGCATGGCGGCCCGCGCCGGAAGCCCCGGCACCGACAACTTCCGGTGGATGCGCACCGAGCTGAAGTACGTTTCAGCCGTGAGCGTCGCCGACCTCCGCGCCGCCGAGGAGGAACTCGCGCAGAAAGTGACGGCCCTGGACGCCCGCATCCAGCAGGCGAACTGGGAGAACGACCTGATCGAAAGCTAGACGAGTCGGTAGTTCGGTGCTGCTGTACCGAACCTGCATCGTTGGAATGGCTTCTTGGGCTCGTACCCCAAGCAAACAATACGCCCCCGCCTGACACGGGTAAGGGACAGATCACAAATGATCCCCCCGTTAGATGGCATGGCGCACGTCACACCAGGACAGTGACATCTCACTACCCTATTCCGCGAGACAGGATTCGGGCACCGAACGAGGGTGGGTTAGGGGACTCAAGGGCGTAACAAGTTACGCAAGTCTGGTGTCCTCGCTCCCCGCGCCCAGGACACCAGCGAAGCCCCGCGAAAGCGGGGCTTTCTTTTTGCCCTGTTAAAACACCGGGGCCCCGAAGGGCCCCAGCGCCAGAGAGGAGATGAGCAACAACCCCAGCCTATCAGTTACAGCTTGCAGAAAGTGCCGTTCGGGCCGTGCTCGTCATAGTTCGCGGGCTCACGGAGAGCAAGCTCATGCTTGTCCGCGCCCACCTGGATCACGCTCTTGTCGCCGGACTCGCCGAGATAGAACCCGACCACCGGGCCGGACTCGTCAAGCGGGTAAGCCTTCACTGCTGTGCCGAACTCCATTCAAGCCTCCTTGGTTGTGGGCGGATTGCCCTTCTTCCGATTCAAAAGGAACTGCGCGTACCGCTTCCACCATGATACCGGGATCACCCGGGGGACGTTCGGACGAACAGTTGCGCTCGTGCGACCATACGGTTTCCAATCGCCCTCACCCAACCGCCAAGCAACCCACGCGAACCAGCCAGTCATCGCGCGCAACCTGTCCTGCGGCGTCGGCACGTACACCGGTAACGGGTTCCTCAAATACTGGCTGGGGCGGCCGTCCCCCGACAGACGGTACGTGTTCGGGGCGCCCTGATGGCCGAAAGACCACAGCAGCGGGTCAGCGCCAGCCTCCAAAACCATGGTGGCGTGCTCGTCCCCGTCGAACCCGAACGTCACGAAGTCCCCCACCAGCAGCTCCGACGGATGATCCAAATGCTGGTTGTGCAACCACAACGTGGAGCTGTTCCCGTACGGGCCGTAGAAGCTGCCCATCGGGTCGTCCTGACCCGCCCACCTACACAGGTACTGCACACCCTTCGAGCAGTCACCGATCACATGCTGCCCCGGCACCCAGCTGGAAGGAACACGCATCGGTCTGATCTCAAGGTACGTCCACGTGTGGTAGTTCTCCTCGTCCTTCAACGTGGCGTTCATGAACTGCACCAGCCGGGATCTGTAATCAACGGCCATCTAGCACCTCACCGTGTTGATCAAAGCGAACTCGTTCCCTTCCACCACACCAATGTAGCGTTGCTGCTGGGCGGACAGATGCGACCCTTTCGGCGGGGTGTACGCGATCACGATCATCCCGTGCATCACCGCCGCGGTCTTGTCCAACCGGTCACACACGTCGCGACGGTGAACAACGATGTTCTCGATCAGAACCGCGATAGAGAAAGACATCATCAGGATCATCGCCACGAGCACGAAGTTCACGGTCTTCTGGGTCACAACCCGAACGCCACCTGGCAAAGGTAGGCGGCGACCCCGGCAACGATCACGAAAGCGCTACCGAAAAACCAGCGCTGCCACGACGACACCGCCTCGCTCCCCGCGTGCGCGGCAAGCAGGATCTTCACGTCCCCTTTGATCTCCGTCAGATCCTCCTTGATCGGCTCAATGACGAGGTTAAGCTCGCGCCAGGTGACCGGGTTGCCATTACCAACGGCCATCTACTTCTTCGCGCCCACCGCAATGTCCGGATGAAACCACACCCCAAGGACCAGCAAGATCAGACCGGCGACGCCGCCGATCGCGTTCTGTTGCCCCGACGTGAGCGCCACACCGAACGCGTCAAGCAGAGAAAAAATGGTTGCGAGACCACCAGCAACGATCCCCAACGCGGCCATCACCTTGTTCAAACCAACCCCTTCCGTTGACTGACGAGAGTATCGTCAAATAGGGAGACGCGTGTTGAAAACACGCCCCCCCGTTGTGCCCGTCGAACCGGTCGGCGGGGTTGTTTGCGTCCCCGAGGGGACATGGACGTTCACCATGACGTGGCCGCTGGAAACACCGGTTGCGCCGGACGCGGCAACAGCTGTTTGCGTGTCGCTCGGAACATGGGTGTTCAGCATCGTCGAGATCACCAGGGGGTAGTTGAACCCGTAATACAGGTTGTTCAGCCACGACGTGGACTCCTGCCCCATCCACATCAAAACACTCCCCGCTGTCAGCCCCTCACACATCGCCGCTGTTGACGGGGCGTTCCCGCTCGCCGTCGTAACACTCGACCACGCTGACCCGTTCCACAAGTACGTCGGGTTCGTGCGGCCCCCGCCCTGCGCCACCACCATCCCTTCGCTCCCGCAGTACGCCATCGACAGAAACGGGCTCTGCCCGGACACAACCGTGGTTGCCGCCTGCGTCCAGTCCGTGCCGTTCCACGTCCATGTGTCCTGGTTGTAGGAGAACCCGCTCTGCCCGCCGTACACAACCACGTTGTTGTTCGCGGTGTCGAAACAACAGTTGTTCCCCCCCGCCTGTCTGGCCGACGGGCTGTGCGTTGGGGAATGCTGCGTCCAGTCCGTGCCGTTCCACGTCCATGTGTCGTTGATGACGGTCGGGACGAAGAACTCGATGGCGGACGCGCCGCCGAACATCACGACGTTCCCGTTCGCGCGATCGTACGTCATGAATGTCGTGAACCGGGCGCCCGGGGTGTGGGTTGGGAAATGCTGCGTCCAATCGGATCCGTCCCACGTCCATGTGTCGTTCAGCGCGGTCAGCGACGTGTTGAGACCACCGAACAAAACCACGTTGTGGTTCGTTTCGTCATACACGTACGCGTGCGCCTGCCGCGCCGACGGTGAATGCACCGGCGACTTCTGCGTCCAGTCGCCCGCCTGGTACACCCACGTGTCGTTCAGATACGACGCGGCGGTGGAGAAGTTCTGCCCGCCGCCGAACAGGAGAATGTTGCTGTTCGTCTGGTCGTGAGCGATGTAGTAGTTGTTCCGTGCCGACGGTTTATGGGTTGGTGCGAGCAGGGTCCAGTCGAAACTCACGTGATGTTCAGGACGCCGCTGTTGTTCCAGATCCGCCCGGAGCCGCCAGGGTTCGAGGTGGGGAGACCGGTCATGCGAATGTAGCCCGCGGCGTTTGTCATGTCGAGGATGATGTCGCCGGAACCCGTCGCAGCCATGATCTGGATCGAGCCGGTCGCGTAGTTCGTTATCCGCATTCCGCCAGCGAACCCAGTAACACCCTGCCTGCCTTGCTCGATCAGCATGTTCCCGTTGTCGTGGTTCTGGATTTTGATCTGAGAGGCACCGCCCGCGGCGAGGCTATGGTTGTTGTCTAGCGAGATCCCGCCACCCGCGTTTGTCCAGAGGCTTACCGGGCCGTTGCTGTAGGCGTCCATGAAAACTCCGCCGTTCCCGGCCAGAAGCTGGACGGCATCCAGCCCTCCTCCCTGGGAGGCATCAATGTTGATCCCGTTGCCGCTGAAATCGAGCAACTCGATCCCATAGAAGTTCGCGTCGGTACCGGTGCTCTGGATAACCACACCGCCTGACCCCGTCGCGCCGTTGAGGATGATCCCGTTAGCCCCCTCGGCGCGCACCTCAACGGAACCGGTGGCCCCGTACGCGTTCACGAGGATCTTGCTGTTGAACGACTCCAGATCGATCCCGAACCCGAACGAGTGGCCGTAGCTGTTGATGCCAACTCCGCCGCTCCCGTTGTCCTGAGCCGTGATCCCACCGTGGATGTTCGATCCCGTCTCGATCACGATCGCGTTGTTGCCGGTGCCGCCGAGCGAGATATCTAGACGGCCCGCGGCATTCGACGCGATCCCAACCCCGATCCCGCTGTTGTCGGTGAGGACGGCGCCGCCGCCGAGAACGAGCGTGTCGGAGCCGCCCCCGGCATCAAGCCGGATGCCACGTCCATCCTTGATGGACGTGTTCACGAACGAGGCCGTAGCGCCGGTGACGTTGCCCGACCCGATGAAGATTCCCGAACCGGAGGCGCCGGTCGTGTTGTTCAGGATCGTGATGCGGGCATCGCCCGTTGAACCCGTGGCGCCGCTGCCGAACTCCGTGAGGGCGATCCCGCCACCGTGCGAGCCCACGAAAACCCCTCCTGTGCCCTCGTCGGTGACGAAGATGCCGTCGGTGTTGGCTGTGTCAGCGTTCTCAAGGATGATCCCGCTACCGCCACCAGTGGCGTTGTTCTGGAGCACAATGCCCAGGTTGGATCCGGTCGCGTTGTTCAGTATCGTGATCCCGCCGGTCGCGTTCTGAACGATCTGGATCTTCCCTGACCCGGTCGAGTTGCCGTCCTCCTGGATCAGGATCCCCTGGATGAGCCCCGCCCCACCCGAGTTATCGTTAATGAAAACCCCTGCGGATCCGGTGGCTCCGTACACGATCAGCGGACCAGTAGCGTTGTTGCTGACAGTGACATGGCCCGCGCCGGTAGCGGTGTGGCTGATCGTGATCCCGCCGGTCCCCTCATCCGTTAGGAGGATCCCCCCCCCGGACCCGGTTTGGGCGCGCAACTCGATCCCCGCCGTTGACGGCCCCCCGGAACCAGTGACCCCGACGAACAGCCAGTCGCTCTGCTGCGGGTACGTGTCGAAGTTGATCCCCCCGGCCGCACCGGTTGGCCCGGTCGCGCCACCAGCGGGGCCGGTCGCCCCGGTAGGCCCTGTCGCCCCTGTGGCGCCGGTAGCCCCTGTCGGGCCTGTTGGCCCTGTCGGGCCGGTGTGTCCTGTGGCGCTGCCAGCGGCGCCCGTCGGCCCGGTCGGGCCTGTCGCGCCCGTCGATCCGGAACCGTTGCCTGCGACGATCGCGAGCAGCTTCACGTCGCCGTTCGGGTACACGACCCCGTTGATCTCCTGCGTCCCGTCCGGGGACTGCAGCGTGATCGACCTTTGCTCCGGAGGCCGGAACGACGCGGGGAGCGTGCACACCACCGACGGGATCGTGCCGCCGCCGATCGCGCCGACAAGCTCCAGGTACGTTCCCAGCCCGAGACGGAACTTCAGCGGCGCCCACGACCCGTCCGGCAAAGAAATGTCGGCCCACGCGTTCTGGAAGTTGATCGAGTTCTCATACGAGGACAGGTCAGCCCAAAACTCCGTCCCCGACGTGCCCGTCGGCGCCTTGTTGTGGTTGCTTGTCCCGGTGACCGTCCCCGTGATCGCGATGTAGGAGCCGCCACCATAAGACACCACGTCATCAACACCGTAGGTTGTGCTCGATGACCACGGGTTCGCGGGACTGACAGGCAGCACATAGTTGTACGGCTGCACAGCGGAATCCTGCTGCTTCCAGTTGTGCATGTCCGAGTGGTGCGCAGGCGGCTGACGTGTCACGCTAAACCGTCCAAGGCATCGTTGTGAACCAGGCGCGCGGCGACAAATCAAGGGTCATTGTCACGTCCACCAGTCCGAGAATACCAATAGCCGCCTGCACCTGGTAGTGGATCCCCTCCACGAAAAACTGGGTTGAGTTGAACCCGCCAGCACCAGGGGCGTGCGTGAACACCGTCAGCAGATCACCGATCTCCACCCCGGCAAGAAACGCGTTCGTCTGCGAGTCCCCGGCAAGCCTGGAATGGAACTCCATCCGACTGATCCGGATCTGCGGATCCTTGTAGTTCTGCACGTAGTACTGCGCGTAGTACAGGCACGTGGTTTTCGCATTCGCAGCGTTCTGGGACGGCGTCGAAGGCTGCCCCGCCACCAGCAGATCGTCCAGGGTGAGCGCGCGGTACCCGTAGATACCAGCCGAAGTCGAGTTCGTGTACAGCTGCCCGAAAATGTCCGCTTGCGGGAGCAGCGCCGGGTAGCACAAGCAGGCGTTATACAGGTGGGTTTGGTCGATGTCCCATTCCAGCACGGCGATCTGCGCGGCCCCAATAGAGGGGGCGGAGATCGAATCAGCGACCTGCCACAGGTTCACGTCCTGCGGGAAGTTCGACGGCTGGAACCTCGGGTACCGCCCGTAGAACGTCAACGCGCCAGCCTTGTTAATGAACACGTTCGCGACACCCGGGAACTCCGCGTCCGCGGCGTCCTGCATCGCTGACAGGTAGCTGGTCCCCGGGTTGTACACCGCCTGCTGCAGAAACACGTTCCCGGTGTTCACGTTCCGCCACCTGCTGTTCGGCCCCGACAAACCGTCATCGGGCCAGTTCATCGCTGACAGCAACCCCTGGATCCTGGTTTGGCAGGCGGTCGGTGACGAGTCCCCCGCGATCGTCGTAACACCGTTACTGTCCGGTGTCAGCTCCGCCCTTGACATCGGCTCGAACCCGTCCACCAGGTTGATCGTCACGACCTCCAGCTTCTCCTCCGTCGTGATCGTCCAGTTCCACGACTCAATGAAACCGGTGAACACCACCAGGAACTGTTTGTTCGACGGGTTGAAAAACGTGATCTGGGCCCGCAACATCGGCCTGACCTGACCGAAAAAAGGCGACGAGCTGTTCGTCGGGTCGAACAGGCCGTTCGGGTCCTGCAACGTGATCGTTGCGGTACCCGTCTGCGTTTTATCTGTCTCGTAGGAGCGGCCCCTATCCACCGTCCAGTTGCTCACCACGTTGCAATGATGCGGACTCGACACCTTCGCGGTGTACACCGGCACAGACGGGTCATCCAGACGAGTCCACGTCGGGGACAGGTCGTTCCAGTTCGAACCGAATGCCACACAGATCCCGTCCGGGGCACCACGGTCAGCCATTAGTGCATCCCGAGGTTCTTACCGGCGTTCGGGCCCCTCGTCTGAGTGGTGTTCCGCCGCGACGTTTTCTGCAGCTCCTTCCGGATCTCGACCGCCAGCTCCTTCGAGTTCTTGTCGTACCCGTGAATGTTGATCGTGACGTTCGTGACGGCACCCTCAATACCACCGACGGTCGACCTCGCGAACCCGCGCTGCGCCCGCCTCTCCGCGGCGACAGCAGCCGGGGTGTTGCTCATGTACGACTGCTTGTTCCACGGGACCATCAGCCCCGTCTCCCAGTCCATCACGTACCTGGGATGAATGTTCTTCGCGCCGAACACCTGCTGCATCGTCGGGTGCACGCCCAGCAGCTGACGCGCGTGCGGGCCCATCGCGTGCGTCATGTGGCGCGCAATGTGGTGCGCGATAACCGGGAGCCCCGCGACAGCCTGCACCGACGGGAGCCTGCCGTGGAAAATCTCGGCGGCGGCGATGCGGTCAGCGATCTCCCGTTTCAACCTGGGGCCGCCCCCGTGCAAACCACGCATGATGTCCTTGATCGACGCCAAATGGTATGTGGTCGGGTAGCGCAGCGCCGTCTTCAACGTGTCGTTCATCTGCGACAGGATCGCGATGATCTTCGAGTTCGCGTCCCCCGCGATCTTGATGTGATGTTTCGTCGCGTACGCGATCACGTCCAGGATCTTGTTCGACGCGCCCAACGTTGACTTCGGAATCTGCACCCCGGCAGCCAAAATCTGCTTGATCAGCTTCGAAACAGGCTCCGTTGTCGCCCCCGGGAACTCCGAGAACGGGTTCGTTTCCACGCCGCGGCGACCGAACGGACGGTACAAGCGCCGGATCAACGTCAGGTACACGCGGCGCAAATGCTCCTCGATCCTGGGCCCGTTCGTCGGCCCCACGCCGCCGCCGCCGATCCCGAGCATCGCAGCGATATGCTGGTCCCCCTTGATCTGCGCGACCTGATGGTGCGCCTTCACGATGCTGTTATGGATCGCAGCGATGTCCTTCGACGAAGCGTCCTGCTGCCTCAACACTTTCTCCTGCGCCTGCAACACACCCAGGAGCTTCTGCTCCGCCGCCAGCTTCTGCCGGTACGTCGTCGCGTTCTGCACCTCAGCCCTGGCGTTCGCGATCGCCGCCCGGGCCATCGCCACGATCGCTTTCGACTCCTGGTTGTACGCGTCCGTGATGTACGCCTCGATCTTCTGGACCTCCTGGCGGTCCTTCAACACGTTCTTCCCGGCGGCGGCCTGCTCCAACAGGATTTTCTTCTGCTTCTCCAGTGAGGCAACCACGGTGTTCGTGGCGTGGATCACCTGGCGGGTGGACTGCGCCGCACCCAGCCGTGACGAGAACCCTCCGCGTGCCGTCCCGATCGCCCCCACGGCCCCGGAGTACACGGCGTTCGCCTGCCGCTCATAGATCGTGGTCAGGTACTTCTCCGCCTGCAACTGGTCTTTCTTCAAAGTGTTCAGCTCAGCCTGTTTCGCCGCCTGATCCTTCACGTTCACCTTCTGGTTCTTCAAATGCTCGTACGCTCTCGCGGCGGAAGCCTCATACGCCCTTGCGAGCTGCACCTGCCTGTAGAACGACACCCCGGAACCGGTGACCATCGCCTGCTGCACCGCCTGCTGCGCGTTGAACACGCCACCACCAGCACCGGTCGGGCCTTTGAAACCGACCCCGCCGCCGCCCGAAACCTGGAACGGTGTCAGGGGCGCGAACAGAGACTGGGCCATCTTGATCTGGTCCTTGGCTGCCCTGGAAAGACCGGGCTGCGCAAGCAGCTTGTTGTAGTAGGCGTACGCCGCAGCGTTCGCTTTCTGCATGTCGCCCTTGCCGTCCGAAGCGTTAAGAAGCTGCTCGTGGATGCTGTAAGGGAGAACAAGATCGTTCCTGAACCCGGGAGCTTTCCCATGGCGGAACCCGCCCCCGGAGATCTGCTGCGCCCAGGTGAGGGCTGTCTGATACTGGATCGGTGTTTCGAACCGGTTCTTCAACGCCATCACACCGGCGGGTGAAAGCAAACCCTGGCTGATTGGCTGAGCAACATCAGCGAGACTCAAGATGGACGGCGCCTGACCGGCCCCCTTAAACCCTGTGGCCTGTTTCGTGATGGAACCCAACGCCCACTTCGCGAACGGATCCTTTGAGCGCCGAAGCTGCTCGAACGTCGCGGTGTTGTTGTCGAACAGCTTCCCGAGCCCGTACCCGGCACCAACGATCGCCGCCAAAGGCCCGAGCACAGCGAGGACCTCGGGTGACGCGAGTGCAAGGATCGCGCCCCTCAGAAGACCGACTTTCCCCGCTGACTCCGTTGCTGCCGCCCCGACCGCAGCCTCCCCGGCAGCAACCTTGCCGAACCCGCTGGCCCAGTCGTACAGCCTCTTCGCTGTGAGAACACCGAGGAGAAGCTCGATCGCCCTGCGCCACACGTCCGTCCCGCCAGCCAACTTGTTGATGTACCCAAGGATCCTGGACAGCAGCGACAGCATCGGCCGCAGAAGCGACAGCACATCGTTGATCACTTTGATCGCACCAGCAAAAAAGTCGTGCAGAACAGTGCGGTTCTGCTTGATGAAATCAGCGATCGTCTGGAAGATCCGCGAGAAAGTCCCGATCAGATCGATCGAGTTCTTGAACCCGAACGCGTCCCCGAACGCCCCAGCAACATGGATCAGGCTCATCAGGAGTCCCCCGATCACCTGCAGCCCCTGTTTCGCGTGGTCGAAGAACTGGGCCATCTTCCCGTTCGCCGCAGAGGTTTTCGTCAGGTCGTTCACCCAGCGCGAGAAAGAAACACCGGTTTTGCTAAGCCAGTTCGTGAACGGGATACCGACCTTCAACACACGGAAGAACGCGTCAGCGAGACGACCGATGTCATCGATGAACTGGTGCACATACCTGCTGTTCGCGACCAGAACCTTCTGCAGGTTCGACGTGAACCCGCTCGAACCGAACAGCTTCCCTAGATCCTGAGCGCCGCCGCCGATCTGGTTCGCGAACGAACCAACACCGGTGCGCAAAGCACCCATCATGTTCGGTGAAAGCAGAGAATGGAGCGCATCAGTGAACTTCGGGAGCAGGTTCCGTTGCGCCAAACGCTCCAGTGGTTTCGTGAAACCCTGGTCGATCGCTTTCAACGTGACCACAAAGCTTTTCTGCACCGGCGTCAAAGCGTCGAAAGCCTGTTTGCTGGAGAACGCGGCTGCGCTAATGTCGGCGAACGCCAGCTTCAAAGTGGCGGCCGTCCCGAGCAGCCCTGTCATCGCGGCCCCCGCGCCCACGGCGAGACCACCGGCGGCAGGAACAGCCGCGGGGCCCATCCCGGCGAGCAAACCAAGACCTGTCAGGACAGCACCGGCACCGGCGCGACGCCCGCCCGGAAGGATCCCGCGGAAGAACGAGGCGGCGGCGCCGCCGCCGCCGCCGTGGCCCCCGCCGCCCGGGCCACGAGTACCGATGTTCCCCCCAGCAATACGGAACCCCTTGTTCCTGAGCCACCGTTCCGCCCCCTTGATATCACCGGTACCGAGCCCCGGAATATCCCTGAGGATGGGGTTCGGGGGAAGCTCGTCGAACCCGAACCTGCCAACCATCCTGCGCGGATTCCCCTCGGCGTTTCGGAGCGAGGCAAGGAAATCAGTTCTACCCAACCCCGAGTTCTCGGCGAGCAACCCCAGATACCTGCGGTACCCTTCCATCCCCCTCGGGTCAGACAAACCCGTGAGGCCGGTGTCGGAGATCGGGATAGCCTTGCGACCGAACTGGCCGCCGAGGCTGCGAGTTTGAACCCGCATCTGGGCTAGGTTCGCCTCGATCGCCGCGTCACGAATCTTCTTAAGTTCCCTCACTTCCACGGCCGCAACAGCAACTGTCTCCGACGCGTTAGAGGTGTCGAGCCTCACCCCAGACAGGGCCTCCTGCGCCGCCTTCGCCTGCGGGATCGTCTTCTCAAGGCTCTTGCCGATCGAGTCCAGAACTGCTTTCGTTCGGGCCGCCTGCCCCTCGTCCATCTTCACTTTGTCGAGCTGCTTCCTCAGCATCTCGGCGGTCTTCTCAACGCGGCCCATCTGCTTCTGCATGACCTCAAGCTGTTTCGCAGCAGCAGCCATTTGCGCGTTGAACTGCGCAACCTGAGCTTCGAGCCTGGTAGTGAGGACCGCAACTTCCATTGCGTAACTAGTTACGCCTCCTTCTGTGCTTCAAGATCAGCAACGTCAGCCCTCGTGAGAGGCTTCGACGCCCCGAGCGTCGAGGGCCCCGACTTCTGCTGCGACTCGTTCATCGCTGCTCTCTCCTCCTCCGGGCGGAGCTTCCCCAACTCCACGATCCACTCCTCCAGCTCGCTGGAACCCATCCGTTGAAGAAGCTCCGCCACGGTGCAACCGATCTTCTCGGCGATCAGGAAGTACCAGCGTCGCTCGGGGTGGCCTCGGAGTTTCCCTCCGCCGCTCCCGAGTACTCACCGAGCGAAGACAGCCTCTCGATCACATCGACGATGTCAGCGATCTTCTGGCCGCCGATCTTGAACACCTGGTCCATGTCCCCCGGCCGGAACAACGTCACGCGGCCACCAGGGGGGCTCGCCGGGTCCATCACCCCGGCCTGAACCAGGGTTTTCTCGTACCCCTTGCGGTCGAACTTCTTCTGGTCCGCCATCATCCCTGTCGCCTGCTGACCGATCAGGTCGGCACGCACCGCCGCCGTCACCTCGGACAGCAGCAGAGTGCCGAGACCATCGATCACCCTTGTCTCCTCTTTCAGTTTGTTCGCGAACCCGAGAAGCTCGGTGCGGGACAGGTACTGCACCTTGTCCTCCGTCACCGGTGCCTGCGTCTGCGGCTTCTCCTCAGTTGTAAGGCTCATAGGTCACTCCTTTGTCGTCGAAAGTTACTTTCACTCCTGCTTGCAGTTGCGTCAGCTCACCGAACCCCACGTACGCACCCTTCTGAAACGGCAGCCTCACAAACACACGGTCAAGAGGTTGTGAAACCACACCGTCCACCACAGCAACCGTCGATTTCGTGGTCGAACTGGAAAGCCACCTTCGGCCCGTCATCGCCGGGGCCGCCGCAACGTTAGTGTCGATCATGATCTGCCAGGACTGGCCCCACCCAACGAACGCCGTTGGACGGCACGCCCCGGAGGCGCGCACCAGCATCCCGTGAAGAGAGCGAGGAAACACCACTCTCCCCAGGTTCGGGTACACCTCCTCCGGGTCGATCCACTCCCAGTCCTCACCATCATCGGACACCTCGAACTGCAACGGCCCCGACCAGCATCCCAAGCCTTCCGGCGCCTCCCACGTCCAACCATCCTCATCGTGCTCGTGCAACGGCATGCCGTTGAAACCGAACAGGTCACCAACGGCGAACACGTTGCCACCCTTACCGGAGATCCTATTCATACGGGTGCTGCAGGGACCCTGATCCGACGTAGGTGAAGTCCAGCGTGATGAGCCCGTCCACCGGGTCGGTGACCGCGAACTGCGTGATGTTCGCCGTACCTTCGTACTGCAGGCGGGCCGGTGAACCCTGGAACACGATCACGACCTGAGTGGAGTTCAGCAGGGCGTTGTGCAGCTGCTGCTGACCGGTCGGGTCAAGATCGACATCCCAGTACCCGTTGATCGTGCCGTTCCAACCCCTCAGACCGGGGATGAAGTGGCGCCACGAGTCACCGAGAACACTGGCGTCGTAGTTACCGGCATCGACGGTAATCGTCCACTGGTTGACGTTCGCGACAGGCACGGTCGGCGTTCCCGGAATGTACACGGAGCCTCCCTTACCCGCGAGAGCGGTTTCAGCCATTGATTAACACACCACCTTTCTGGTTGAAGATGGCATGGTTATCGCCCACCGGTAGTGATTATGCCCCGATACTCAGACGATGCCCTATCGGCACCCGAACGACCTTCTAGCGTGGCGGCGCAGATACTACCGTGAGAACAAACAACGGATGCGCGAAACGGCGCGCGCCTACTACGAGGCGCACAAGGACGACCCGTGGTTCAAGGAGCAGCGCGCCGACTACATGCGCAAGTGGCGTAACAAGTTACGGTGACCAGACGCGCGGGGCTTTCAACAACCCTCTGCTGATCAGCTCCGCCCGCAACGCTTTGCACTGAACCACGTCCCCCACCACGCGCTCCCTCACCTGCTGCACCCCCATGTGTCTCAAGCGGTTGCCGCGCCTCCACTTCGTCTGACTCATGATCACCTTCTCCTCCGGCAAACCGAACATTTCCGCCAGCTCCCCCTGCCCGGACGGCAGCTCCTTCCGTTTCACCAAATCCAGGTAGGTGTCGCACGTCAACTTCGGGGACAGGATCGGCAACCCCACCTCGATCAGGGAGCCGTTGATCATCGGCAGGTCGTGCATCCTCATGTAATGCCCAGTAACGATCCCCGCCTCGTCGTACAGGCCCTTGAACCCGGACAGCATCGTTTCCTGATCCACCTCGCCGAGCATCCACACGTGAACGTGAGCCTCATCCGTGAACGAGGCAGCGATCGCCGTGACCTCCGCGTTCGTGTAACCCTCCCCCTGGTAGGAGAGCGGCCGGTTCTCGATGTCGAAGACCAGGTTCCGGAGCGAGCCTGTTTTACGCCACTTCATCGGTGATCGGCCTGATCGAAACCGTTTCCTCAAGCGCTTTCGCGACCCACGCCTCGTAGTCGGCCTCCAGCTCAATGATGTCTCCGGACTCCAGGGACGCTTTGAACTTGTCCCACGCGGCGGTGAGCAGCCTGTCCAGGGCCTCCTCGCGCCAGTTCGCTATCTGGATGTCCAGCTCCCTGGTGATCCTTCTCCTGGTGCGGTTCCAACGAAGATCGGTCTCGTCTTTCGACCTGTACCTAGCCATTGACCCTCTCCCTTCTGGCTTTTAAACTGCGAAGCGCCTCCTGGCGCCTCTTCCGCAAAGCTTTCTCAGACCGGTACACGAAATCGGTTGCCCACCTTTTGTAGTTCGACTCGGCGCGCTGCTCGGCGCGAGTCTCGTTGTACTGCCGCCTCCTCTCGCGGCAATACCAGTACCCGCCCCCGATCGAACCTTTGTTCTTCTGCCACAGCATCGGCATGTCATGGCATTTGCACGCCGGGTGGTGGTCCCAACCGGGCGGGGTAACAGGGGTACGCGTACCGGTCGGGTTCACTGGCGTTCCACGTTCTCCCACATGATGTGGTAGTTCTGCGACCAGCGGTGACGCTCCTTCTCGTCCCTACCAAGGTACATCGGGGACTGCATCGCGCTGATCAGATGGAACAACGTCCCGCCGGGGTTCAGCGTCTGCTCCACCGTGCCGTGCAGAACACCGAACACGTCCTGGGCCAGCGTGTAACCGGGCGTGAACCCGGTCATGCCGGAACGAGTGAAGATCTGCACGACCGGCTGGTCGAGAAGAGACTCGTTCACGGGAGGCACGAACGTTGTTGAGCGCGTCCCGGGCCCCGTCAACCAGGACACCGGCGCAAGGCCGCCACGTTCGATCACCGCGACAGCCAGATCAGGCTGGTCCGGTAGCAAGCTGCTGAAACAGTTGATCGTTCCGGCCCCGTTGAAGTTCAACCCGATCGACTGGCTCTGAAGGTACTCGCAGATCTCGTCCCCGAGGAAACTCACCTGCCGAGGTTCCTCAATCCCACGTTAAGGGGGCTGTCACCAGCAACCCTGGACCCGACAGCACCCGTGAACCGTCCGCCGGGCCCACGAACGCTCCTGCCGCCACCGTACGCGGAGACGTCCGTGATAGCCCCGGCGGGACCAGGGATAATGAACGCCTCCCCTTCCCCGCCAACAACGGTGGTGCTAACCCTTTCCCCGCGCAGATGGGAACGCATGACCGCGGCGAGGCCAGGGCCGAACCTGGACGCGTGCAACATCAACGGGTCGATCAGGAAATGTGATTTCGTCGGCGGCTCATGCTCCGCATACCAGATCTCGTGCACCGGGAGAGCGTACTGTGAGGCGCGGCGACCGTTCACCGGTGACGGCTGGTCACCGTACCCGTACCCGATCTCTATTTTGATCCGGTTCCCAACACGGGTCGGTGGGAGAACATCATGGGACTCCTTCAAGGTTCCCGAGTCCTCCGGGCACTCAGCGAGGCTGTCCACCATCACTTCGTTCGCGAACCTGTCCATCCCAACCACGGCAGCAGCGATCATCTCACGGCCGCGCTGCTTATACACCGTCGTCGGGGTTTTCAACCCGGCGGCTTTCCGCACCTTGTCCAACGACATGTCGGCGAGACGCATCACCGCCTCGAAATCACTGAGATTAACCTCAACTTTCGCGGTGAGAAGCTCATCGTAGGACTGGTCGCCGCCCCTGCTGCCGGGGCCGTAGTAGGACATCAGACGGTCACCTGCACGACCCACGGATGCTTGTTATCGAACGGCGGCCCGTACAACGTGTTGATCCTGATCGCCTGCAAAGCCTGGGTGGAATCGGAACCCACCCCGCCCGGAGTGAACCGATCGTACACCTGAAAAGACAGGACAACCGGGTTGTCCCCGTCGAAAAACAGATCCCACAGCGGCTGCACCACCGTGCCGTCGGCGCGTCGCAGCACACCCAACCCGCCCTCTGACGACATCGTCCCGAACGCCTCCTGGAAACACGACACAGGGATCTGGGGCCCGTACGACGGTTCAGCGTGCCCGTCGAACCCCAGCCATGACTCCCACAGCACCGTGTTCGTCATCAGCTGCTTGATCTCCGGGGGGCAGGAAGGGATAGGCATTACTGGTCAATGTCAGACAGATCAAGATCGCCGACTTCCTGGGAACCAACGGTCGGGAAATCAGAATCAGTGGTGTAGCCGCCAACGCGCGGGTTCTCCATCATCGTCATCGTGAACACCGGCTGAATGATGTCAGTGTTCTCCGCGTAGTTCACCTGATCGTTGATGTTCATCCCGCCGATCCACGGCGGCGTTGTCCCCATCGCTTTGCAACGCAACGCTTTCGCCATCATGAAGTACTGCTCCGCCGCTTTCGTGTACGTCACCATCATCGCGCGACCCAGCCGCACGTCCGCTTTGCGCAGCATCTTCCGGGCGATCATCTCGGCGCAACGCGCCGCCGCAGCCCACATGTTCCGCTCCGTAGTGAGCGCGTACGTGATCTCCTCGTCCAGCAGCTGCGGGTCGTTCGGATCGGTGTCCTGGATCTCCGCGCGCACCTGATCCTTCGGGCTTGTCGCAAGCTTATCCGGGGCATAAGTCCAGGGCATCAGGTGACCTCCAGAAGCCCGGACCTGAGCACAGGCACCTCGGGGCTGTCCGTGACCTTCACGTACACATCATAGAACCCCGCGGCCAGGACCGCTGAAGTTCCCGGGCCAACCAGAGCCTGGGCGAAATACACGCCGCCCTCCGTCACCCACTGCCCAGCCACGAACGCTGTCGGCTCCACACCCACAGCCGGGAACGAAAGAGCGACACTGTCCCCCGTCGGGTTGCCGCCCGTCAAAACCTCAGCCACAGGCACAGACACGTACTGTTTCGACGTGGAAGAGACTTGAAGGTCAGCGATCAATCCGGTCATGGGTCCAAGCCTCTCGGAGTCTGGAAGTTACTCTCGGGGCTATCGGACTCCCAATCCGCCCCGGGAACACTGGTTTGCGCGCCCTCGGGCGACCCGATCCCCCACGAGGAACGAGTTTTCATCAGGCCCCACGCCATCCCCGGGACACCAGCCATCCACTTGATGACCCTCCGGACAACACCGTAAACAACCGGCGGTGACCCGAACGGCGACTCCCCGAAGAAACTTGCTCCAAACACTAAGAGGTATACTCCCGAACATGAGAGACTTCACACCAGAGTGGCGAGAGAAACTCAGTCTCGCTGCGAAAAAGCGTTATGCGGAAGGAAGAAATCATGGTCTGAAGCGCGGTGGTGGCCATCTTCTTTCTGAGAAAAACCATCAATGGAAGGGCGCGGGGGCAAGCTATGAGGCTAAACACGCTTGGCTTCGTCGTAACTTTGTCAGAACCGGACGATGCGAACATTGTGGTATTGAGCCCGAACCAATCACTTATGAGCGACTCAGCAAACCAGTGACAAGAGTCATGACAGCCTGGGCCAACATCTCTGGTGAATATCGCCGCGGGGATCGCTCTGATTGGCTTGAGCTTTGCTGGTCGTGCCACGCGAAGCTCGATCAAAGGGAGAAGAACTTCATCCCCGAACACGACTCGCGACCAGCTCCATCGAGCAGGAGTTCTTCCCGCCCCAGTGGAAATACCACACACTGATCCCACGCCTGATGAACGGCTCCTCATCAAGGTAGTTCCTGCCGGAGGGGCCCGACAGGTACGTGTCGCCGCCAACCTCCTCCACCATCATCGCGAGCCGCTCACTGATCGGCAGCAGCTCCGCCTGATCCTCGGACACCGCTTGCACCGCATGCCCGCCGTCCAGATGGGATTGGAAATGCCACGGTGTGCTGTCGCCCTCAAGGATCACCGACAGGCAGGCGAGGTTCAAGCCGATCAGCAGCCGGTACGGTTTCCTGATCTCCCGCACCACATCCAGGGCGTGGTCGCCGTAGTACTGGAACAGGGCGCGCTCATGCTTCTTCCGCCAGTTGTCATGCTCACTGATCCTGACACGGTTGAACGGGGCCATGTCCGTCATCCGGTCCACCGGCACCGTCAACCAGGAGTCGTCAGGCATCCTGTTGCGGTTCGACCAGCCGCCGTGACTGTACTGGACCTCGTCAAGCCAGATCACCGCCTCGCTCATTTTCACTTTCTCGACGACCGACAGGCCCGGCAGGTAGTTCGGCTGATGGGCGGTGACGATCATTTCCACATCACCAACAACAGGTCGTTGTGGCGGATCTGCTCGATGCGCCACCGGTCAGTTTTAGGGGACGCGAAATCGCACAGATCGTACGGGTCGTAGGTCAGGCAGCGGCTGTCGTCACCACGGTACAAACTCACGATCAGCGCATAATCGGTGCGATCCCACAAGTGCGCAAGAGTTTTCCACGTGTCCGCGTACGACCCCGGCATGTTGAACGTGCCGACACAAACGATGGCGTCGAAGTGGCGCCACGGCAGCGTCGAAACGAACTCGCTTCTCGGATGCTCCAACCGTGCCCTCAAAACCATCGGGTGCGACCAGTCATACCCCAGGTACGGGATGTGAAGACCGGAGAAACGCTCGCTGAGCGCCCCGGTGCCGCAACCGAAATCCAGCACCGACCCGCCCCAACAGCCAATAGGGAGGATGTCCATCACCGCGTCGAACCTTTCGGACTGACCTTCCCGCGACCACATCACCGCCTCGCACGGATCCTCGATCGCGGCGCGGGCGCTCCACCACTCAGGGGTGCTTACAGTTTCTGCATCTCCAGACATCGGTTGATCATCCTCCACTTACGTTCGGTTTGTCCCTGCTGAAGGTAGAGCCTGTCAGCGTTATCCGCAAACTCCCGCACCCCGTAGCCGAGATCAACGCGGAACCAGTTCACCAACGTCCCGAACGCGAAATCGGCTTCGACAAGGATGTCGTCGTCGAACGGGTACCGCTCGAAGTACTTCGAGAAAATCTCGTTCGGGAGGTGGGCGTCACAGAGGGAGCCCGCCCCGAAAAGACAGGTGTTCTCGTACCCGGCGCCCTTGATCCACGGTTCGTCCATGTTCCCGAGAGCCACCCCCGGTTGGTAGCTGGCCATCAGCTCCTTGTGGTTCGTGAAGATCACGTCGTCGTCCTGCCAGTACACGACCGCGTGCCTCGCTTCTGGGATCGCCACGTACCGGCCGAAAATCTTGTAGTCGTGGTCGGCTTTGCTGTTGTCCCAGATCAGCACCTCGTCATAGGGGAGCGTGTCCAGGATCGGTTCCATCGGAACGTCACCTCTCGTCACGAGGATCGCCGTGATGTCTTTCGCTGTGATCGCTGCCCGGCGGCGCCGCTTCACTTTCGAACGGACGTCAGGTAGCGGCGGCATCAGCGTAACACCGTTACGGTTCGATTCGAACTGCACCGGCTCCGGCGGGGCGTTATGGATCCTGTAGGCGCCCGGCTCAACGAACAGCACTTCCTCGTTCGGGAACGGGATCTTGTCAGCCACCGAGGCGGAGCACCCGGCCAGGGCCCGTAGCGCTTCAGCACGGTTGTGTTTCAGGTCGGCGGCGGCGATCAGAAGCTTCGCGCCCTCGAAGTAGTTGATGTGCTCGCACAGGAGCATCCCGGCCTGATACAGGGACTGGTACACCTCCTCCTGCCAGCCCCCCAGCGTGGCACGGATCTTGTAGGCGGCGATCGCTTTCTCCACCTGGTCCAGGTCGCGGTAGCTTTGCGCCAGGTAGAACCAGGAGCGTCGGTCGTTCGGGTTCTTCCCGACCTCCGCGGCGAGCAGCTCCGCGTCACGTTCGATCTTCCCTGGGCGGTGACCGCCGCCACCGTGATCGATCAGACGCACCCCCGTCATTTTCACACCGTTCGTCGGGCCGTCCTCGCACGCCAGGTAGCAGTGAGCGACACCCGCGTAGTAGAAGTTCTTCCCGGTGGAAGTCATGAGTGGCAACGGGTAGATCAGCCCGCGGTCGTGGATCTCGATCATGTACTCGTCAGCGTCCAGAACCTCCGGCCACGCCCCGTCGTCAACAACCAACTCCATGTCCGCGTCAGGCATCAAGCAGAAATCCGCGCCCGAGAGCCTCACTTTCTGCAGCAGCTCGGTGCGGTTAACGTAATGCCCAACCCACTCCGAGGCGTAATATGTTACGGGGATGCTCCCGACCGTGTCCCGGATCACCTCGATCGTGTTGTCAGTGCAACCGGTGTCAATGAACACCGCCCGGTCAACGTACGGGAGAACACTGTTGACGCAACGAGCGATCGTCGCCTCGGCGTCACGGACGATCATTCCCAGACAAACAGAGGTCATACCGTGTGACCCTGAAAAGCGGCTTGAAACGTTGCTGAAGCGTCGTCCTGTGAGACGAGCGCGAGAGAAGCTACGGTTTGCACCCTGTTTCCTTTCATTCGTTGACTCTCACCATGGGCTCCATCGGGTGTTCATCAAGGGAGAGATTCGGCCCTGTGCAAACAGGCTCGATCCCCGCGATGTCAGTGCGGTAGCGATTGTGGCACACAGGACAGACGAACACGATCGCCTTTTTCTGCGGTCGCAGGACGATCGTGTCGAAGTCCTCCGGATCAACCCCCGGAGGCAGGATCAGACGCTTAGGTGCTGAGGAGTCCGTATGCGGCGCCGTTCGTCGTTGTGTTGGTAGTGAAGCCATCGAGGAAACTGTTGACGGCAACTGTATACCAACCATTGACGAAGTACGGGTTGTTCGCGGTCAGCGGGTAGGCGTCAATGACGTTCTGGTTCGCGATCGAGGTCGCGCCCGTCACACCAATCTGGACGGTCACCGAACCGGTGCCGCCCGCCTGACCCATGAACGCAAACGAACGAGCAACCGCCTCAGCGGTACCGGTGTTCTGGTACTGCCAGGTCGCAATGTTGGCGGAGCCGTTCCCCATCGCCTTAGCGGAAATCAGCGTTTTCACGGTGTAGGTGGCCATGTGCTCCTGTCTATCGTCGTTAAATCGATCCGCCAGCTAGCGCCGCAATCTTGCATGTAGTGAGAGCACCGCCAATCGCGATACTTCCCGCGCCCGCGACAGCCCGACATGAGCGTCCAGTTCGCATTCCATGCGCTCACAATTCAGGCTTCGCGGCTCTCATGCGGACAGGCTCGCAAATGGTTTACGGCATGGTTTCCGCGATCACGCCCGCGTCGACCAGCCCGGCACCGTACCGTGTCGTCATCACCGGCGGGGCGGGCGCAGTACCAGCCAACATCTGGTCTCGGAACGCGAACCACCGGCCGGAGTCATTCGGGTTGTCGCGCACCCACTTCGCGTAATAGGCGGCCGCTTGCATGTCAGTGACGAACCGTTGGAACGGCGCCCCGACCGTCGCGCAAATCTCGTTCGACAACGGCCCCTCACCTGCCGCGTTCACCGCGGCGACCCGGTAGCAGTACGTTCCCGGCGCGAGCGCCCGAGCCGACGGAATGAAGAGGACTACCAGGGCGGCGACAAGCAGGATTCCGGGATGGGCGCGACGGGTCACGCCGACCAGGTTCGCACCCGGGCCGGACGGCCTCACTCGCCTACGGCGGCGGCGGCGCGGTGCTCCGCGAGCAGGCGCCGCTTCTCGGACTCGTCCAGGGCGGAGTCGAAGTCCTGTGTTGACCCAGATCCGGTGAAGGAGTCGAGAACCCCGGTCTTGGGGCCGAACTCTCGCTTCACACGATCCGCTGACCCGATGTTCATGCGAATGCGGGGTCTGCGTAGTTGACGGCGGCCTGGCGGGGGATACGGAACTGGATCGTCTCCGTGAACGTAAAGAACGTGTCGCCGGACGCGGCCCCGGTCAGGCCGTTCCAGAACCCGGTTGCGGTACGACCGGATGCGGACGTGGAGCCGGACGGGGAGCAGTAGAAGATGAGCGCGCCGATCCGGTCGCCGTCAGCGAACACCGTTGAGGTCGGCGTGAGCGAGATCGACGATGCGCCCTCCGTGGTTCCTAGCTCCGTCGTGTTGGAGCCTTGCGCGAACGCGGCTGCGACGTTCCCTCCGGCGTTCACCTTGTAGAGCTTGCACCCGACCGCGTAGTTCGCTGCGATGTTGGACTCGGCGGCGCGAAGGTTCGCGGTGATCGTCCCGGAAATCGTGACGGGCGCGACCCCGTACGTCACCCAGAACAGCGACGCCCCAATCGTG